TTATGGCGCTACAGGCCACTCAATATCCGGGGCAGCACTCACATCAACATCATCAAGCGCAATGCGATATGACTTCCACAACTTCAACTCAGCAGCCTTATCCTGCCCAGCCTCTATCCGGTCTTTCAGTGTTTCTATCTTGTCGCTTGCATCACTCATCAGCTTTGATTTATCAATTTTAGCCTGAGAGATAAATACAGCTTTTTGAGATGGAGATGGGCCAGATAACCACTCTCCCTTCTCGGACGCATAAAAATCTATGCCTGGACGCTCGCCATCTTTCATGAGCACCCATCCGTCAGGTGTCTTTTCTGGTAGATTGATAACGATGCTTTGACTTGAATGACCAATTTCACCCATTACGTTAGACATGATTAAGCCTCTTTATATACTTTAAGCCGGAAAGGTAAAGTTGATTGAGTTGCTGTCGCCGCATGAAGTGAACCGCATAGGGTGGCGGCGGCTAATACGCCAAAGCTACCCGATTGCACAACAATAACGTCTGTAGCTATATTTTGTGTTGCTAAAATACCCACAGCATTCGTCACCGTGGAATTAGAGAACCACCCCGTCTGACCCCAAACGCCGTTATAATAAACCTCCGCAACAACGATGATATTTTTCCCTGGGAAAGGGTTCGCATATTCTTTTCTAGTATTTGCCGGGTAATTGTAGGGACTCGCCCCGCTACCATCCGGGTATATGATCGTGGTTTCATTAAATCTTACGTCGTTTCCCGCCGCGACAGTTCCAGAAGCCGTACCAACGTTCTTTTTAGCCGCATCGCCTAAACCAAGGTTTAAGAGAGTCTGCGCAACAGCTACCGGGCCAGCGTCTTTAATTTCAGATAGGTTATTCGTGATTTTTAATAATAAGTTTCCTAAATCACTGACTGCTTTTGGCGTAGCTGCCAGTATCTGGCTGTTGCTGGCGGTTGCGTTACTTAATTGAACGATGCCTTTTTGGGTTAATGAAGCATCTTTAAGATCAGGAATACCTTCGCTAACTAATTTTTGTATGGACAAAAGAACTTGATTGAAAACATGCGGATCTGATTCAATTTCAGCTGCATTCAAAATACTCATTAATTCACGTTGAATGGTATTAAACCACTCAGCTGGCAGTATTGTCGGTGGTACGCCACCAGCAACATTACCATCAGTAAACTCGCCATTATTGTCGGCGCGCGTGTTGGGGATATCGCCAATTTTTTGCATAAGAAACCCTCGCCAGTAAAGGCGCTTAAAAATGAATAGAGAGTGATTAACTAGCTGATATAGCCAAATTTAAGAATGGTATGGGATGGATTTAATACGGTTAACCGACATTCAAGCTGTTTGTTTCCCCACGAACGCAGTGGATCACTGCAATAAGTCAAACCGCATTGGGCATAATTAATCGTGGTCTCCGGCGCGGTGATCAGCCATGTAAACGGCCACTCTTCACCGTTTATGGCGTCACCGCAAACCGACATCCCGGCACATGCCTGCCGATATTGGGTGATTGAGATGGTGTAACCTAGCGCCCCAGCTATACGGGTAAAATAAGCCACTGACTGGCCACCAATGCCAAACAGTTTGGAGACTACGGCCCGCTGGCGCTGGATAATGCTGTCTATCTCACCTATCGCGCATAAATCAGGTAAGCCGAGCGTTGCTTCCCACTCGGGTAACATGGCAGTCGTTGTTGAGGGAAAAGCGGCATCGAGTAGATCTCGGGCATCCTCATCACTGCGCTGGTAAGACCGTGCCAATGCCCGTAATGTGCTGGTTTGAACCCCGCCTGATATCTTCGGCCAGACTAAGCCACCCGGCATCAGCGATTGAATGGCGGCGGTATATTCATTAACAGAATATCGACTCATAGGTAGGTCACCGTGCCCCGGAGAGGTAATTGTCCGGTTTCAAGCTGGATGTTAGTCGTTGGGGAGTCGAGAATAAAACCACTGGTGCCTGTCACATCACCGATGGCCAGCAGCAGTGACGACAGCAGAATTTTACCGCCCGGCTCGCCCTCAGTAAAAAACACCTCATCAATAGCTGTATTGATTGCCGCGGTGGTTTCGCTGCCTGCCGTAGAGATGCCGCTAATCACAAAATTCACGGGGGCCGCTACCGGAGCGCATACATAGATGATGGCGATAATGGGTTGTAAGGGGTAGATATGATCGGCTACCCGCCCCTGATCACCGGTCGCTTTTACCGCGCCCCACTCTTCGAGTTGCGATATGCCATCAGTCCCGACCGGAAAGCCACCTGAATCATTGCCATCACACATGATATAAATACCGACCGTGCCCACCCCCTGTAAGCGGCGCTTTACCCAACAACGCGTTACACCCGGCACAGCCAAAGCCCAGCCGCGATAATCGGTATCGTTGCCGCCTTGGGGGGTATTTTGATAAGCCAGCAGCATACGAGAACGAAAAGCATCTTCTGATTCAATATCAGCGCCGCCAGAAATCTTAACTGTGGCGGTGGCCACCGACAGAACGCCATCGATGGCCACATCCAATGTCAGCGACGTTCCTGCATCGGCATTCCCGGCAATACCACCGCCCGTGGTGTCATCCAATACGCTTGGCAGAACCGCCGTGATTGATCCTGTGCCTGTGCCGCCAGCGCCCAGCGTGACCTCATGATCGAGGCGATATTGATAACCATCGGCCCGATTTAACAGGCTCCCAGCGGCAATCACACGGCCTGTAGTGCCACTAAATTCGACGGTAGGACAGGTCGCGGGGTTGGCTGGCTTGCGAAACACATCTTTCAACGCGGCCCAGGCAGCAAGATATTCATCGGTGGCATTATAAGGCGTGGATTGCAGCGCGATATAATCCAGATACCCATAGTGCAGATGAGCCATCCCAGCATCTGCATCACTGATCACACCGATATTGGAGAAACGCAGTAAGTTACCACCGGTCTTGAGTTCTGATTGAATATAGGACAGATTGCGCTGGCGTAGTTCGCTTAATGTGGGGCGATTAAATGGCATGTATTAAGTCTCCCATACCCATGAAAATTTAACTGAAACCTGCGCTTTTTCGGGTTGTTGATAGTTGATAATGAGATTGAGTCGGTTGGGATACACTATCTGAGCATTGGTGCTTATTGCTGTCACCACTCCATCATCAAATAACCAGGCCAAGGCTTCATTGGCATAGTCTTCAGCCTTTAACGCGACTTTAGTGGTGAGCTTTTCCCGACGAAGTAACCATAGGCGGGAGCCTATCTCATATTCTGCTCCGGTATCGGCCCACCACCCGCGCCGATCATCGCTATCGATACCATCATCTGTCCGGGCCAGCCGGTCAGTAAACAGGCTGATCAGAATGGCAGTCTCTAAATCATTGCCACCCAGCAGCCCGCCGCCTCCAGTTTGCCAGTCACCCAGCAATTTGTCCGGCTCCCAGATTGTTTTGATATCTGTTGTCATTTCACCACCTTACCCGTCACTTCACTGGTTAATGTCGCGCTACCCCCCTGCACATTTTTAAGCTGGTGATTGTGAGCGTTATAGGCTTCACGCAGAGTTTTCAGTGTGGTGTTATTACTACCAGCGTTATCGACAATATCGCCACTGACCTCCAGTAACGGGGTATTTAGCCGTACTTTTTCTGCGGCGTTAATCGTCACCTCAGTGGCATTATTGACCGTGACCGGCTGGCCATTAGCTTCAATAATAATGCCTGCTTCGGTTAACTTGACGTATTGCCCCCACTGCGAGTAAATCACCGTTTCACCCGAATTTAGCCCGACATGACGAAATGACTGATGGTTTGAACCAATGATCACCGCACTCGACCTGTCACCACCGAGGAACCCAATCACCACATCGGTACCGGCGGGTAACCCAGACGAAAAACCAAATTCAGCCAATCTCGGCGTATCACTACGGACTTCCAGCGGGGTTTGGTATTGAACGGTTTGAACTGAACCACCATCATGACTGCCCGTCACCCGCCCCACCCCGATCATCATTTTTATTTGCCGGTATAACTTGGCTAGTTGCCCTGATTCGCTCATGACTGATTTATCTCCATAAGATTGGAATAAAACTGATAAGGTTGGACGGTGAAGGCTTCAGGGGGCATCAGCACCATTTGCGCAGCGGTACCTTGGTCGTCTTTGAGATAGGTCACCTCCGATAACAGCCAGAGTTCATCCTTTAAGCCAAAAACAGGTAAATCAATCGGGATCAGCGTGTTCGGCTCCCATAATTTGCCGTCTTTATCGCGCCAACTATCGACCGTTACCAGTAGCTCTTTAGAGCGACCATAGCGGCGGTTCATTTCCCAGTCGATGCACTGCTGCGCCAGTTTTAGCGCTTTCATGGTGCTTTCAACAATGATAATGCGGTTGCGATAACGCATTTGAGCCGCTTCAGGATCGCGACTCCGGGCTAATGTCACCGAACCATATCCTGCGTCCTGTACCTGCTCTTGAAGTTGGCTAACCGACATCGACACACCGATATAGTCAGAGAAGCGCTGATCCATACCGGAGTTATACGCAGCATCTTCAATATTGATGCCCTGCGCGACTCCGCTGGCCGCTTTGCGCGTCCCCACCCGAGTCAGATAGAGGTTCCCATCTGGCAGGTCGTAATACAGCAGTGCCGCCCAGCGGGTAATACGGTCAATAATTTCCTGTGAGGATTCCCCCCAGTTCAATGTAAATTGGGGGACAATATCCAGATCGGTCACATCAGTCGTCACCGTAATGTCGTAAGGCATCGCTAATCGTTGGGCTATCTGTAGCGCGGTCGATTGGCTGATCACATTGTTTGGCCACTCTGCGGAGCAATCAACCAAGTCCTGGCACTTACTCCGTCCCGTCGCCCTAACTTCGCGGCGATTACGGCTGATCATCGGTGCCCAGCGGTCGATATACCCGGTCAGCACCACATCATCACCCAAATTAACTACGCAGGGGTCGCCGGGATTGACCCACTGCTGGTTATCACTGCCGGGATAAAGGTCCATCAAGGACAGGCTAAAATCGCTTGGTAAGCGCTCGATGCTGCGAGTGACACGGATATTATCCCAGCCAGTAATCAGCTTATTGCCAATACGTAGCGTCAAATCATCACTCATGAGTTCAGCGCCTTAAATCGAATGGGCATAAATGCCGGATGGACTGGAGCCGCCATTTTCACCAGCGCGTCACCTCGTCGCGCGTCCTGATATAGCCGGTTGGCAAGATTCAGTGCGGGTAATGATCGGTTAAAATTGACTATCTCCACACGAGACAGGTTCGCGCCAGTTTGCTGTAACAGCGTGACAATCGAGCCACGTAGATCCATTAATGCCTGGTATACCTCATCATTGCCGCTATCGGCCGCAGAAAGTGCCGCGTCGTCTACCACATCACAAACCCGCGTCAATATATCTACCGCATCGTCATAGCTTTCCGGTTGATATTGCGAAGCGGCGTACACCATCGCACCGGCACACAACACAATAATGAGCTGATAGCTGGCTGCAGCAGTACTGTTGTCGCTGGGATTAGGTCGAAACGTATCGTCATTGATGCTTGTCAATTCCTGCATCATGCGAATTAAATCCAGCGTGCTCGCTCCGCTGGACAATATGGCGTTAACAACCGCAAGTGCAGCGTTGGCATGAGCCTCTACCGTCGCAGCCTCTTTCAATGCATCGGTGGCAGCAACAAGTGAGGCCCGCCCCTCGACTGAAACAGCCATTTTTTGAGCCACCAGCGCGGACAGGTTCGTGGTGTCGCTCTGCGTGCTAACCGATGCGGTAGCCCCTGACACACTGCCGCCGACAGTACCGTGGTTGTAGCGGCCATAGCGATCACGCCCAAGGGTTGAACGGAGGACATTGCCGAGATTTGTCGCCTCACTGGTGGTTGAATTCACCATGTTTACCCAGAATGCGGCGGTACTTTTTAGTGTTCTGATAGTTTGAGTGACGGAACGGATCTCACCTTTGACCGTAGCAATAAAGGTCGCAACGGACTTGGTGGCCAGACCAAACCATGAAGACTGAATCGACGAAACCGCATCTGCGGAACTGGTAATAGAAAATACCCGTAAGCCAGATTCAATGATGGTCAGTGTAAATTCAAAAACGCGCCCTGACTCGGCCCCTTCATTCAGACGAAGACCACTCTCGGGAATACTGACCGTCATTTCGCCCAGTGTGGGGTGTACTAATGTTCCGGCATCAGGCATTTCGCAGGCCGCGATCAGTGAGTCACGCTGGGTCATGACATCCGGCGCGGTATAAAGACCACTACTCTGAATAAGGAAACCACGGATGGTCAGGCGGCGAGTGGCACGGCCTAAATCTTCAATCCACGCCGTATCTCGATAGGGATACTCATGAATAGCCTGGCGGCGACCAAAAACCCCTTCCGCTGTCATAACTGCAAAGGGAATCCCACGGAAAGAGGCGGGATGCAGGTGTTCTGACCACTGCCAACTATCACCACCGGTACCTAATAAATCAGAAAGCGCATTGCTGATCAGTGACATTTGACTCCCTCCATAAATGGAAAAACCCGCACAATGGCGGGTTCACAATAAGGTGACTACATTTTTGAACTACTAGGCTGAGATTCAATACTTTAGTAGCCAGCTTACCATTAGGTCAGGTTAACCACTCTGATAATTTATTATAATTTATTGATATTTATAATAATTCCAGTCAGATAGTTCGTTTTTAGCTTCAGCATCACCCAATAGCGATCTAAGAATTTTTATCTCAACCACTCTCGATGAAACTTCACAATTAATTGGGGCGTCGTGAACTTTCGATTTAAATCCGTCGATAGAGTACTTACTGGATAACCCTAAAATAAATTCCTTTCCGTCTTTATCAACAGAGTTTCCTTTTTCATAAAATGAGATGGTTGTTTTTATTTTCTCATCCAGCTTATGAAGCTCTGAAGCCATTGCTTCAGCTCTATCTTCTCCATTGATAAGTCTTTTTAAATAAGAATTACCATAGTTGCAACCAAGTCCCCAGATACCCGCAGCACTTCTAGCCGCCACTATTTCAACAGGTTCTGCTAACAAAGGAAAAGACATGAACATAGCCAACAGTAAAATATGTTTCAATCGAATCTCCAACCAGTTTAACTAAGCTATTAATAGTACATTTAGAAGACGTCAGGTATACAATTAAGTTAACCTGAGTAATTCATTGATGTTGATATTTTAGCCCCTTTTTGGGTGGCTATTTTGTGACGATCACCTGTCTTATCATTAATCAGTGTAATTTCGATTTCTGATTTATCTCTACCAATATCTTGAGTGATATCATTAATGTCCTTCCCACTTTGCTGGGATGAGTTAATCGATATTGGCGGTGATGCGTTGATATCAGAGGTGCTGGTATTTAACTCGCCTGGTTGGGGATGAATGGCAGGCAAGCCCGGCATAATCTTCTGAAGATAATTACGAGTTTCGGCAGGTGCTTTCCCTAATCCGTGCTTTTTGACGTTATTCGGCCCCCAATTATAGGAGGCAACAGCTTCACTCACATTACCATTGGAATCCTTAAGCAGGTCAGCCAGATACTTAGCTGCCGCCTCACTGGACTTATTAAAGTCCATACGGTCTTCCATGGAATTTAATCCGTAATCTCTGCCTGTTGCTGGCATAAACTGAAATGGACCCTGTGCCCCTGCTGGTGATAGTAGATTTTTACCTCGATTGGATTCATTCAGGTAGACCCGATCAAGTAAGGTTGAGGGCAGGTTATACTGCGACTCTAACTGTTTTAGCCTCGCTTGCTGCTGATCTTCGCCAGGGAGAATGTAGGGTGATTTAACGGGAGCGACGTTTTTTTGCTTTTCTATCTCAAGACGTTTCTTTTCCTGCGCTTCCCAATCCGCACCGTACTGATCATTTAATTTTTGGGTAAAATCCTTATCTGGATAGCCCAACGTTAAGTAGGCTTTCTCTTTAAGAGATAATGTATCTTTGAATTTATCGTCTACTCGCGCCCGATGAAGAATATCTTTTTGTTTATCGCCATGTGCAAATGAGTTTTCATCATCACTCTCGCGCATCTTCATGTCACGAAGTTGGGTTGCAGCACTTCCCTTGACCATATTTTCATCAGGTAAAAGTTTTTGCGCGGCCCATATTTTCCCTTTGGTCATCAACCCATCAATCGCAGCGCTGGCCTCCTTTAACTGAGCATTCAGCTCAACCAGTTGCGCATTAACTTTTGGATCAACCGTTAGGCCAAAACTATCCGATTTAGCCAGCAACTCTTTGTACCTGGCCCCCTCTCGCATTAATGCTAAAAGGGGAGCATTCAATCCTAAAGCATCTGCCAATGTTTTTTGAGTTTGCGGGGAAAGTTTAGGGAATATCTTGGCAACATTGTCCAGCGTCTTATAGACATCAGCCGTGCCATCTTTAAGGCGTTCAATGACAATCCCATTTTGAGCAAGCAACGCCTGAGTGGTGTCATTGCGTGCCCATAACGGATCATTAAACGTCTTGTAGAGACCCTCAACAGATTGACGAGCGGAGTCGCTATCAACCCCTAGTATCTGCATCGCACCGCTAACACGGCTAAAATTATCAACTGACATACCAGCATTTTTGGCTGCAACATCAAGCGAATAGGCTGAATCAGCGGCAGCACTTAACCCTTGCGCAGCTTTGACACCAATATAGCCAACCGCGCCAAGCGCACCAAATCTGAGTGCCTTACTGCCAATTTCGCCCACCATTTTTAGCGGAGGCACCATATCACCGATAAACTGCACCCCCTCACGCGCAAACTGGCCCATACCTTTTAAACGCACGTTCAGGTCGTCAATACCCTCAACAGATTCCTGTCCACCTAACTTGAGTCCGTCACGGGTTTTATCCAAATCAGGGATGAGATTTTTAACCGCCTCCTCGATACGCTGTATTGAGGCCGACGCCTGATCTGTCGCGGTCAGCTCAAAATCAAATGCATTACCCATTTTTGCCTGCCTTAACCTTGTTAATTCTGACCGCCTGCTGATACCACCACTGCAATCGGCTATAGGTCAGGAGCCAGGCATCCATTGGCCCCCACCCATAGTAATAGGTCACATCTGCTAGCTCGTTACCCCACTCTCCGGCTGCGGGGAGTAAGCTAAAAAACTCATCATGTAGACCTCACAGACTTTATAGTCAGTAAAAGCCATTTTTTTGATGGCTTCCCGTGGCACATTCGACACCAAAGAAATAAGCAACCCCATGCCGCTAAGCGAACCGTTTTTGCTTTGCTCATCGTAGAATTGCTGCACTTGTAACAGCGTTGGCTCGCTCAGTTCGATAGCCTCATAGGTGGTTTTGGTGGCCTCATGCGAAATGGGTTTAACCAGTGAAATGGTTTTACTGCGTTCTAATTCAGACATCTTAGTTCTCCGTCACCGATACCGAACCACCTTCCCAGCGTATATCAGCAGTCGCCTCGGTACTGTCCACTTCCTGGGTATTTACCGACCACATACCACTGCCGATAATCGTTTTGCCATTGGCTAACTCACAGACAATATTGACGTTGGTCTGATCGTTAAAATCGCTGATCGACGTGCCGCCACTGTCACGAATTTGGCAGGAGATAAAGGGGGCGTTAAAGGTCTCTTTATACCCATGCACCCCATCCATTCCCGTCAGTGTTTCCCGTTTGACTCTGGAGGGGCTGTATTTGAATTGCCCCGCCACCATGATGGTTAGGCCGTCAACCGTGACATACGCTGTCCCGGCGAGGCGATTGGATGTATCACCCATGATAATGAATCCTTATGCTGACGCCTGGAGGCGGAATTGATTGATAACCGCGAAGATACGTAACTGATTAATCAGCACACCGGTCCATAGCACATCAACACGGTTAGGGTTGCTGGCGCTCTTTTCGACAATCAATCCCTTGGCGAACCCTTTGGCATCTTGCACATAACCGTTAAATTCCAGCGTCTGGTACTGTGCTATCAATTCTGCGCGGATCACGTTTGGGGTAATGATGGCCGAGCCAGGTGCAAAACGGGTACCATCAGCTGCCAGTTTCATGCGGGCAAATTTTGACGTCACCTGAGTACGCAAGAAGCGAGTGACAAACATCAGCAGAAATAAGGTTTCAATCTGCAAATAGCTGTCATCTTCCGCGCCATATTTGTTCTTTTGGTAGGTGGTAATGATATTTTCCACTTGAACCGTGCCATCGTCGGCAGTCGTGACCGTGGATATCCCGCTGTGCAGCAGATTATTACGTTCAGTGAGGGTAAAACGGCTGGCCAGTGGAGGTGCTAATACGCCACTGATCGTTAGGGTTTGTAGCGGTCGGCCGGGGTCGTTACGCAGACTTTGCGCTATCGCGCCAACATAAGCAGCTGACCAGATATAGCTTGGTGTTGGCGAGCCATTCACCCCCAACAGGGAAGCATGCTGATCATTACGCAATTCACCGGCAGCGGTCAGTTGGCCATAAGTCCCGGATTGGGCAGCGAAGCTATGGCCATAGAGTTGCTCGGCATAGCTCCAGCGACCAGTACTGTCTGACAGGAAGTCTTTGATTTTATTCAATGATGCGGTGTCAGTGTACGGGTTGACAATGAAATCAAAGGTTCGATCCTGCAAATTAGCCAGCGCATCATCCAGTTCAGGCGCACCCGCGCCACCCGCCATTGGCGTGAATGCCAGTACCAGGCTATCTGGCGTGGTTTCGCCGCCAGCGCTACCTAGGTAGTTCAGCCGTAAATCAATGGTGTTACCGTGTGCGCCTTTGTTTTTAGCTATGAGAGTAATCACCGCATCTACAGCCGCTGCCGTTACCGGTAGAGATGTAGTCGTATTGATTGCGGCCGTTAAAGCAGTGGCAACCGCAGCAACTTCATCCGTTGCCACGACTGCAACCTGTACGCGAATACCGGCGATATACAAAGAGATAACACCGGTCGCGGATGCCTGAGTGGTAACGGTGATTTTACCGGTTGCAGCAACCATTGACTCGGTATCAGCCAACGGCAAAAGATAAATCTCACCGGCAATATCATTGCCCAGATAAGCCGCCATCTGACCATGCAACATTGAACCGGCACCACATTGCCCAGCGACAGTGGCCACCGAAGAAACCAGCACCGGCACATCAGCCGGCAGCGTGCCGGAATTTAGCATCTGACCGATGATTAAGGTGCGCTGAGTCGTTGTTGCTGTGTTCGCCTGAGAGTTATCAAATTCAGCGAAGAAAAGCGGTGTCCGAAGATTGCTCGGAATATTAGTAAAGGGAATAGTCATTATTTGGTTTTCTCCGCTTTGGTTGCTTCTGGCGCAGGTTTAGCCTCTTTAGGCTGTTCGCGCACCACATCACCGTCGTTTAAGCGACGCCGCCAAAAGGAATTATCGGGAACCTCTGTGCCAGATTCAGGCAAAAAGGTGCCCTTCACCGGGTCACGTACGGTGCGACCGGTTACAGGTTTAACAATCATGGGGTTTACTCCGAGAGGTTTATGGAAACCACGGGTTCGGTGGTGCCGTCAGGCATCGCCATAGTGATATCGATACCCAGCAGCGAGTCAGCCTCGATGGGGTAGAAGTCTTCTGGCCCCTGATAATATTCAATATCCAGTTCCATCAGCAGTTGGGCCAGATGGCCCTCACCCGCCGAGTCCAGATCAATGGTTGAGCGCACCCGAGCGAACTGTTGTGTCTGGCGGGTGAGGTCATAACTGTTGATTACCGCCCGTTCAATTTGTTCTCGCAAACGTTCGAGCGCCAGCTCTGCCTTATTCGCCCCATCATTCTCATTTTCACCGTCAAGTTCCTGTAATCGGCCAGTAATGCGCACGGTGGTAATGGTGTTGAACTGCGGCGCATTGCGGCCTAATGACTGTTTTTCTTCTATCGGTGTCTGCACCAAAATAACCGGATACATCTCCTCGGTGGTTGGCCAGTCACGCGGGGAATAGACGCGGTTTTCTGCGTCAGTTTTCCCGAGAATAGCGGCAACCACCAGTTGTCTGACTTGGGCTGTATTCATGTTTTTACCCGATTAAGAATGAGTTTGCTCCCGTCGTGGCTATCTGGCTGAACATCCGCTACGGCAAATAAGGTATTGACCGATTCATTAGCCACCATGCCAATAAATACCCGGTCCCCCTGTTTCGGTGGAGAACGAAACTCACTGTCTCTGACCCCTAAAACGGGATTAGTGGTATTTATGGTGCTGCCATCATCCAGTGTATCGATGGTGGTATAGGCCCGATCAAAGATACCGCTGATGGTATAAGTTGGCTTATCACCCGCGGGCCGGTAATCAACCGGGTCACCAAATACCGAATGCAATGGCGCAAGAAGATGCTGATCCCAGTTGATACCCATCAACCACCCCGCTCTATCTTCACACCATCATTGACGGTGATTGAGGGGCCAGAAATGCGCGTTTCCTGTTGCCGTAACGTTTTAACATCAGCAACCACGCCCAGGTTAATTAGCCGCTCAGCATCATTATTTGGCAGAAATAAACGGCTATTCTCCGTATACGTTTCCCCGCTATGGCGCAGGGTCTGGCCTTTTACCACCACCAGTTCCATCTCGTCAGAGTCGCCAGCAGAATGATCACCTGCCACCTCATTATCAGCCGTTTTTTCCTGCATATCTGGCGTTTCAGCAGGCTCATTGGCAGTGGGTGGCACGTTTTGTACTTTCGGTTCAAGCTGTATTTCGCTGTTATCCGGCACAACAATCTGTTCCTGCTGAGTGTCGGCTTCGAACTCAGGCGGCAAGCCGCCCAGTTCGCTAATGCTGGCTTGCTGCTTACCTGGAGTTTTAGCCATATCACACCACCGTTGCACAAAGGGAGGCATTTACCCGGCTTGGAATGACCAGCGGAGCAGATTGCATCAACAGGTAACGTTGCGCGGGATCGGGCATAACCCATGATTTAGGTGCAAAAGCCAGAGGCCCATAATTAAATGCGGGGTCCAGAATGACACCAAAGGCACGCGTCCCCATCAAGTCAGAGCTACCCATCAATACAGCACCATTGGGGATCATCGGCTTTTCAATGCCATCAACCGGGTCAATAAACCAGTCGTTATATAGCCACAGATCAAAGTTACCCCAGCGACCTTTATAAACCGCGCCCTTATTGACGCGCGGCCCCGCATCGACCTGATTACCAAACGGACTTAATGCCGGGAACGTGATGGCATTGTCTTTAATGGTGGTATCCAGCCGGAATGCTTTCCAGGAAGAAGTGGTAAATACCAAATCCGTGGCCACCGCACCTGACTCTTTTAGCATCAAGGTTTGCCAGTCTTCAATATCATCTGATGGCTGGGTATTGGTTGCACCGGCAGCGACCGATAGAGGCCATTTATCTGACCCACTCAAGGTAATGGTCAGGTTACTGGAGCGACCAAAATCAATGACCGTAGTCGGGAACCCATCCCCCACCACTGTAATCTGAGATTTAGTCAGCGCACTGGCGGCCATCCACTCCAGACGACGGTTCAACATGTCGATCTGATCTTCCATTTCAAACTGCAGATTTATCATTTCACGTTCTGCGGCGGTATATTCCCCACCAATGCGTTCCCCCATCTGACGGCGGATCGGTTTACGCAAATCAGGCGCGCGTTTGTCTTTGATATAAGCGGGTTTGAACGTGTTGGTTTGATATTTGCGGCTCTCCACCAGCTTCCCTTCAACTAACGGGGAAACAAAAGGAGACATGCGACGTTTACCAATATCAACATCGATGGAAACCTCTTCGGTTTCATAGGTCACCACATTGGGAAAGAAGCGATCAAGTAACCAGTTCTGACTGGTTTTCAGGTTGGGAACCAGACCCACCAGCACATTGGTATCGTAAATATTCATGTAGTATCTCTTTTAATTTGCTGGCAGCCAGCGCCGCCAGACAACGATTGAAGACGAGCAAACCCCTGCCAGACGAGTGGCATTGGGTGCAAATTATGAAAGTGAGGTTTTAAACCGGTGCCTGGATACTGTCTTCGAGGAAGATGGAATACGAACGCAGAGCGGTTTTTAACTCGGCCAGCGTCCATGAAGCATCATGAATAACACTGTTCTGATTAAACTGCCCCATCAGATAAACACCACCGCGCTGGGTGGCAGTTGTGGTATCCACGTTATCAACAAGGATAGCAACAGGTACCTCACTGCCATCGGTGGCAGTCTTAACCGACTTGACGTACTCACTTGATGCCTTGATTTTACCCATTACGGTACCGCGCATATGAATGAAAGCGACCTGAGCAATAACGCCGGTATCTGTCACCAGTTGCAATGGCCCGGCAACCAGTTGGTCTGGAACAAACAAAGATGATCGCATTCCCGGCTGAAACGCATTTTGTCCGATGTTATCCATTATTTTTTACCTTTTGCTGAGTCATAGAGACTGGTCATTCTGGTAACCATTGATGCACCTTTTGATGCAGCAACGGCGTCCTGACCGGGTTGGGCATTGCCTACTGCCTGCATCCGTTCATCCAAAGAGCGTTTGCGCGGAGTGCTGGCAGATACCGGTGCTGTAGCGGTAGTTGAGGCAAGCACCCGGATCACGGCGGCGGAACTCATGCCAGAATTGAGCGCCAGAGAGACCGCTAAATCACCGCGCCCGGTAGCATGTTTACTACCGAAAATACGCGCAAAGCGGTTACGTTCAGCACGACGCCCCTTTTTAACGTTGCGATCATCAGTATCATCATCGCCATCGTCGTCACTGCCTTCGTCCGCATCAGCATCATCGCTGTCGTCTTCGGCATCAGGGTCTTTGTCCTGATCATCAGGGTTATCGTTTGAGTCGTCATCGTTCTCTTCGGCATTAGGGTCTTGTTCATCCTCTTCAGCCTGACGTCCCTTGGCTTTTTTGGCCTTGTTCTTATCGTCTTCGGTCTCTTCTGTTGCTTTGGCCCCCCGGCCAAACAGGTGTGTGAAACTTTTAATTTTCTCCATTACTTTTCTCCAACCAATGTTAATAAATCGCGGAATGCGACATCAGGCGAGGCCACTTGATCAGCCAACCCCAGTTGCACACCATCAGCCGCTAAGAAACATGCGGCCTCGGTGTCCCTGATAGTTCTTTCAGCTATCCCGCGATTGCGGGAAACGGTACTCACGAACAAGCGGCCCATCTCGTCAACATCGGACTGAATGGCCTTTTTTGCCTCCTCGCTTAATGCCTCGTAAGGATTTGATTCAGCTTTTCTGCTACCAAAAGTGATTATCGTGACTTGTACTCCATCGCTTTTTATGCGCTGCGACCAGTCAACATGCATCACGATGACGCCGATAGAGCCAACCCCACCGGTGCGCGGGACGATAATCCGATCTGCGGCACTGGCCAGTGCATAAGCGGCTGAATAGGCATTTTCGGATAGGATGGCCCAAATAGGTTTAGCGCCACGGGCAGCATAAATTTCATCGACTAAATCAAAACAGCCAGCCACTTCACCGCCCGGTGAGTCGATATCAAAGCAAATGCCCTTGACCGCATCATCATTGATTGCAGTCAGAAAGCTGGCGCGAATACCGTCATAGCCGGTCATGCCGCTGTAGGGTCGCAAGGTGCCTAACTTTTGCACCAGCGTGCCCTGAACCGGAATAACTGCAATCCCCTCGATAACGTCATAGCCACAATCACGGCCCTTGCGGGAAAAGAACTCATCCTCTTCTTCGCCCCAATCGGTATTGGACTGAATACGTGTCAGTCCAAACCGGTCAGTCAATGCCGCCATGACGACTTCAGCCTTGTGCGGATGAAGGGCCAGCGGGGTGTTAAATAGCCGCTGGGCTAAATGTGGAAGATTCACTGTGCCTCCGGTTTTTGTTGTTGGTTGGCTGTAGGCTGATCGGGTGCAAAGGTGTCAGCTTGCAACCATGTAGGGATCGGCAATCCACGTTCAATGTAGGCCTCACGTTCTCGCTGGCGCTGATCCAGCAATTCTTCCCAGTCTTCACCGACGTTTTCAGCGGCTTCCATTTCGAGAGTAGACAGCCCCGCCTCCATGCCAAGAATGGCCCCTTTCTTCTCCGCCACCGGATCAACCCAGCCTCGCCCTGGCCCCATCCATTGAGCACGGCAATATGCCGCTTTCGCCGCGAGGAAATCAGGTGCGCCAGCAGGTAAAGGAACCTCACCTAAGTCATGCAGTTCTTCGATAAAGCACGACAAAATGGGCTGAGCGAATCCCGTGGCAAAATCATCACGGCGGCGGGTCAGGGTTTTCCAGGCTTCCAGCATGGCGGAACGGGCTGAGCTGTAGTTAACATCAGACCAGTCTTGAGTCAGTTGCTGGGTAGAAATCCCCAATGACGCCGCAACATTTCTCAGCGCGGCACTTTCAAAGGCGACAAAGTTACTGGTTGGTCGAACCGCATTAAGCGCGGTCATACTTTCACCGGGTGCCAGTATCGGAATACGTGCGCCACCTTGTAATGACAGGCGTTTTTCGTCGTGATATTCCCGACGCATTTTCTGATACTTAATCACGTCCTCACCCGTATCAAGGGATTCCGCAACCAGACCGGGGTCATAAGGCGATGTGATAAAAGCAGCAAAAATGGAGTTCAGGATTGATGACTGCAATTCCACTTCATCGTACTTAATCAGCATCTTCAGGCGCTGGACGATGGGAGTAAAAATACTGATACCACGATGCTGGGAGGCCCGGTCGCTATCAAAGTCATGAATAACGATGGGGCGGCCCCAGTCAGTTTCACGCTGGATACGCTCCCAGGTCATGGTTTCTTTACCGCTCCACCAGTCACCGATATGAGCTTTGCGGATGTGATAAGCAATCGGCACGCCATCCTCATCGATTTCTATCCCACCGCGAATATTCGGCATGTCGAATTTCTCTTGCGGATTACTTAGCCGGTCGGGATCAATGATTTGCATCGTCGTGGCATACCGTGCCCTGCCGTAGCCAAGGCGGTCAGGGCGATATTGCATGACACAGAGCGCGTCACCGTCAGTCAGCTTGTGGCGAAAACCAAGCCGCAGTAGTTGCGCGACGGTTTTCTTTCTTTCCACATCACAATAACGGTTTGGGTCATTCGCCCAAATTCGCCAGCCTGATTCAATGGCCCGTCCATATTCATCCGCCCATTTCGCGTCAAATTGAGGATTGCCAGTCATCAGCGCCAGAGTCCGATAATCGACTTTAGCTAGCGGACGGAAAGACGCACCCACGGCATTATCCAAAATGCGGGTAACGCTGCCCGAGGCCCAACCATCATTTCGCACCATGTCACGAACACGGGCAACCACCTGATTACGGGAGGGATTAATTTCGTTGTCTGGTGACCATAGTGATGGTTGCCAGTTAGCCATAGTGTCACTGAATTGATCAGCAGCGTCATAGGGAACACCACTGGAACCATTTAGCATTGATGCCCTTGATTGGGATGGCGGCAAGGGGCGACCGTCAGGACCTAAAATCCTTACTGGGTTTTTCATCAATAACGAAACCTTAACGCCCTACGGGGATGTTTAACGATACCTAGCTGGGCCTGAAGCAGTTGAATTAATCCCATCAGTTTACCGATATCAGTCGGCTGATAGGTCACTGAGCGAGTGCCATCCCCTTGTGCATAGGAGAAAGAGACGCCTTTCGAACCCGTTGATAATTCAATGTAGGCTTGCTGTGCCCGGTTTAATGCTTCTTGTAATTGGGCGTGACTCATCGCACCGGCCAGCAGGCTGGTGTTTGCATGGAACATAGAAATCCTTATGCCAATCGGCTGGCGATGCTTTTTGTGGTAGGGGGTTCAGCTTCCTGAATAATGGCCCCCGGCAGGCGCAGGCTGGTTTTTTCTTCTGATGCGAAGCGAGCAGGATGCAAAACTTTATCGGGTTCGGATTCAATCAGCATTGCACGGGTGTTTAATTTCAGGCCCAAATGGAACAAACCCGCCAGCGCTGCATAGGCATAAACCCGACAGTCCAGCGCTTCGTTAGCCTTGCCGTGAGGTAATTCCCATACGCTGTAACGCTGCCCAGCCGCCTCTTTCATCACCAGCCGCTCAGCGGTTAACTGGCTGAAATAGCCCATATCCCGCTCGGTTGAAAAGTGCATATAACCGGGGCCGGGCTTATCCAGATGAAGACGGGAGCGGATAGAGTCTTTTGCCGAGTTCACCCCAATGATCACCGGACGGAATTGAGAGCGGTTCTTTGAGGTCGGCCGTTTGTTAGGCCAGATCGGGGAACGCTTACCGCCAGTGGCTGATTCGCCCTTAATGGCCCATATCCGCCGAGCCAGACGTTCCTTGGCAAACTCATAGACCTTTTGTGTGTGATTGCCACCGGAGTCATGACAGGCCGCCATGATGGTAAAACCTCGACCATCCGCACGTCGCCAGATTTGCTTGAGGTAAGCATCAAGCCTGAGCCAGGGTTCAGCCGTTTCAAGATCACCCTCAATAACGTCAAACGCTACCGACCAACTCTCTTCATCTTTACCCCAGCCCACCACTTCAATTTCTAGCCGGTCAGCCTGAGTATCAATGCCTGCGGTCAGGACGGCAACACCTTCTGGTATTTCAGCATCAAATACTTCTCTTCGTGCCAGCAGTTCATCTACTGGCAGGCGTTTACCGTAGTTGGGGCGATGAGGCAGGCCCATCTGGGTATTCCACCAGGCCAGTTCCTTATCAGGATCACCCTTGGCTTTAAGGTATTTAGCGGCGATATCAGACGGTTTATCTTTCTGCCACGGGCTGAATAGCTTGGAGGCCTGAAAACCGGCGTGGATATTATCGACCCCCAACTTACCGCAAAGGGGACAAATTGCCCGATGCACCGCGTGACGCTCAGATTCAGACCAGCGCCATACAACACCCAGCGCCGCCTGATCATCAATGTGCCAGGCTTGCTCATAATCATTCAGCGGTACATGTCGCTGATCGCAACACTCAAATGGCTTGGTTTGATGCCATTGGATGGTGCGTAGCGCTCTTAGCCGGTCACCCTCTGACCAGCCAGAACCACAGCTTTCACAGTGGATCATGGCTAACTTGGTATGGTGTTTGTCTCCCTCTGATGGCCAGTGAACATGCTTGAAGAAATCAGGAAATTGGCGGTGACCACAGTGTGGGCATGCCATCGATGCCCGACGCTGATCTGATTCCTCGTAGCTGGCCGCAATGCGGCTCTCATCTTCAACGGTCGGAGAGCAGGCGCGAACAGATAACCAGTTGAGGCCAAAGGTCGCGGTGCGTTCTTCTGCCAGGGTTATCGGGTCACCTTCACGGGTGATTGGATACTTATCTACCTCATCGGCCAACAGTACACGGATCGGACGACGGGCAAGGTTGTCCGGGCTACCGGCTCCCGCCAGTGCCAGAAACCCACCGGTAAAGGATTTGTACAGTAATGTCTCTTTTGAATTTTTCTGTTTGTTACCGCCCACCAACTGGCGAAGCGCCGGTGTCACCCTGACTAACGGGGTGATTCGTTCTTTCGAAAATTGCTCGGCAGCGTCTTCTTTGGGTTGTAATAACAACATTGGGCAGGGATCGAGATGCGCAAAGTAACCAAACAGATTTTCCAGCAACGCTGTTTTCATCAACTGGGTACAACACATCACGGTGATGATATGCACCCCGGATTCCGTCGCCGCCAGCATGGGGCCACGGGCAATCTCTACCGTGGTGGTTTCCCAATTACCCGATGTACTCCCCGCCTCTTTTGCCAGTTTACGGTAGCGGTCAGCCCAGTCCGGTACGCTAATGCGCGGTGGCGGTGTCCATCCCTTACGAACACTGCGAAGTAACCGGTCATGTTTGCTCTGCGTTAAACTCAGGTTCACCGAGGCCAGAGATGTGTTTGTGGACATATGCTAATAACACCTCGGTCATTCTGTCGGCGGGAACATCCAAGTCAGCCGCCATCAAAGGAGCCACCCTTGACGGCCAGTTCATCCAGGCGTCGCGTTGTTCACGAAAAGCGCTAAACAAAATATCTTCTGCGGCCGTTAGCTCCACCAGCTGCCCGTCTTCTTTCTCAAACTCCAACTTGGTTAATAGCGCCAGGTAATTCTCTTTTACCCTTGCGGCCTCTTCTCGTGTCCATTCGACACCATTGGCCAGCATGATCTCTTTGACCACCGTATTAGTATTGTCATCAGTATCGGCAGCGGTAACTTTTACGGGCTTATTCTTGCTGGCGTTTTTAGTGCGCGGATCTTTGCTATCGCGCAAAGTAGCAACAGCCTTATCACTTTCCGCAACGTTGACCAGATCGCCATCAAGAACAATATATTTTCCGGCCTTTATCCAACGGCTCACCGTCTTCCGATCTACGCCAGCATGTTTGGCGTAATCAATCTGCGTCATTGTACTCATGGTGAAAATTGCCTCTGTGGGGCATGGGACATTGCCGTGAGACATTTGCGTGGGACATTTTTTGTGTCCCATCCTGAATGTCCCACGCAGAAAAATAGCTAACGCCGCACAGCGCAATGGCTAGCGGTTACAGTTGCATAACTATGCGCATGGGACATGGGACACAAAATGAAAAATTTATAGCTGGTAAAACTGCACGGCGCGCAATGCCCGTACATTACAAAAGTCTCAGGAAGGACCCATTTTTTTCTGAGGCCCATCCACTCGCCATCAACCTGCTATTCCCTGCTCACTTTGTATCCGTTCCGCCATGCTGCTCAGACAGTGATCACCACGGTTCCACATACTTCTCCAACTTCCGCTGAGCCGCATTAAAACCCGCCCAATAGCCGTTAGCGTCATCGTTAGCCTTGCTGTAGGTGAGTGCCTCCATGTTGCGTTCCTCGGCGTCCATTAATTCCCAGCAAGGACAGACTTCAATCATTTTGCGCTTAGTGAACTCACTTAGGGAACGATGGCTACTCTGCAAAGAACTAATGGCTTCATCTAGCGATGCTCGGCACTTAATCAGCTTGAGTGCCAGTATCGGATTATGTCCAGCCGCATGACTGGAGGCTATCCAGTGGGCGTCAGAGTGGCGGGTTACATCACCGGTAACATTATCTGATATTAATTGAGAGCATTTACCATCCATACCCGTCACCCGGTTAAATTCCGCAGAGTACGTTGATGCCGCGTCAGTAATATCTACACCCAGTGTCATTATGCTGTTATCAAGCGCCTCATGTATTTCTCTCAGATTAATTATCGCTGATTTAAGCGTGGTTTCTGCATTCGCGACAAAATGCTCTGTACGGTTAATTACGTTAGATGGCCGTTTTCGCTCTTCAGGGTCTTCACCGCATTTTGAGTCACTACCCGTAATACGCTTAAGTAATACATTAATGTGATGAAAGACTTCTAATGACAAATCATCAACGATTTGCGCTCGGTCATGTAAACCAGACAATTGGACAGGCAAGCAATCAAGCGCCGTAAAAGCACTCCCTACAGCTTCAGCTAATTCAATGGCGCGCTGTTCTATATCGCCTTGCTTATACAGAATGGGATAGGGTTGCTTTCCTGTTAACTCACTGGCCAATAGCTGCTGTAGCGTTTCCTGAGCAACGTTTAAGTATGTAGTCTGAAGCACCGTGCCACCTGTTTCGCATGTTATTTGTGCATTCTTAATTGTGCCGTTATTCACTGTGATACCTCATCTATTTAGCCGTCTTCAACGCCTGCTCGATTGCCAGGCTTAACGCACCAGGCATTAAAGCCTGTGCCATTGCATTCGCTCGGTCGAAGTATCCAAGCGTTGGTTTAACTGCCAATGCGTCACCAAACTGAATCAGCAGTTTAGGTGCTCTTTGTTTCTCTCTGGCCCGATGCACTCCGTTAGGGGAGCGCTTCTGACGCTTCTTAACCTTTTTGCTCTTCTTCCCTTTCTTGCGCTGGAAGAAACCACTAACGCCATTTACCTCACCTACAAAGACATTTTCCTTAGCCTTGAGCTGCTGTGTTTTGTTACGGGCTAAGTTGCCGAACTTATTCAACTTAATGTTCTTGGGGTTAAGTAGCGCCTGACCATTGAGCTTGTGCTGACCGCCGAACTCGAACGGTTCGAGATAACTGGCAGCAATATCACGCACAAATACTTTGGCCTGTAATCGGTCCTTGCGGGCACCAAACGAGCCAACAGAATTAACAGTGAAAGGGGTCGGACTATCCAGATTGCGCTGCATACCCACTTTTTGAGCGGCGGCAATCTGGCGTGCAACACTTGTTAGCGCCTGAGCAGCAGCAAAGGGGATCTGTTTTTTTAGCCGCTGTAGCTGGTCAGATAAGTCGTTAAGAGTGGACATTCGCGACCCCATCAGTAAGAAAATTATTAATGATTGATGTCTATGCCTAAGATATAGTCTGTATTTCAAGCAAATGGAGGTATCTATGGATAACTTGGATGAGGTAGTTTCAGATCTTCAAGAGAATAATAAACAATTACAGTTGCAACTAAGCGCTACAAAACTTGCTATTACTACTATGTCTAGAGTACTAGCCACTTTGTGTCGTGATGAAAATTTACTTATTAGTGCAATCGAAAATGGATTTAGTGATCCATTAAATGACCCTAAAATCACCGAGCAAGAATCCAAGTACGTAGAAGAAGTAAAAAAAATAACACTCAGTCTCTTCGGTAAAAACTAAACATATATTAATCGCCGAGGAAGTAATGTCTCGGTGATTTATTTTAAGATATTCTGCTGCCAACTAATAACCTCATCAAGCCGCCCCTTACAGATCCTCAGCTCACGCTTCAAGGCCAGCGCATACAGCCCACTATCGCCCCAAGTGGTACCGACGAACTCCGGCACTTCGCATTGAGTTAATGCTGATTCAGGAGGCCACAACTGGATTAATTCGGCTGCTCTAGGTGCTGGTGGGCTACTCTTGCAGGATGCTAATGTTGCTATCAGGCATCCTGCTATCAATACACGAATCCCCGACACCCGCAGCCTTGAACCGCCTGAGTCGTTCGTCACTTTCATTGCGTAGTTTCCTTTCGTTCTCTAGCTGGCGGGCCGTGGCTGTACGGTTGGCGGCGTCATTCACCTGGTATGCATCGATGATGTTGCCGAGGGCGGTGTTTGTGGATTGCTCTTCTCTCAGTGCTTCTTCCGCTTTTTCGACTTCATTTGAGAGGCTATTTCTATTGAGAAGCAGCAACAGAAAAAGAACCACCAGCAAAGCAATAATCCCACCGGTTATTTTGTTAGGCATAGCGCTCGTTCCTTATCCCGGCGAACCACCAGCCCTGCTAATTTCTTACCACCGCCGTATACCCAGCGAGTGAATTGCTCGCAGGCTGCTGTCACGTTACCAGCACGGAAATACTGGAACATGGTAGATTTCTGCATTGATGGGCAACCGGCGTTAAAGGTAATCGATGTTGCAGCATCAAAAGCACCTGGCGGTAATTTATTGCCGGTTGCATAACGAATGACACAGCGCTCAGCTTCAAGAATATTCTTTTCCCAATCAGCGGCAATTTGTGCATCAGTCTTTCGGGTTCCAGGTATGACGCTGTGAGTATTTCCAACACCATCTGTGATAATGCCTGCGGGACAAACATACGGATCACGGCGGCATGATTCAGCATTACCTATCAGTTCTAATCCCTGTTCACTTGTTCGAACGTTACCCATCGAAAGAACGATAGAAATAATTGCAGCCACGGAACAAATGCCGCCAGCCAAGCCAGTCTTAACTTTTGCGGTCATTTATACCTCGGCCTCTACTTTTTTTAATGCTTCAGTGATTACCTCTACTGCAGCAGGACGTTTGTCACTAGGTTTGTTCTTCGAATCAACTAAATAGTTTTCGATAAGCTGAGTGCGCTTCTCTTCTTCTCTCTGCTTTCGGTTAGCATCAACACGACCATAAATGAATGATGCAGCTGAAAGAACAATGCCAATTAACCCAAACACAAAGTAAATAAAATCCTGTGTTGTGAAGCCCAGTGTCGCGGAAAAAGCCGCCAACCAAGCGAATAGTTGAGTAAAAACACTGCCGGTTTGCTGTTCCATTTTCATGAGTCTCCCCCTCCCGCTTAGCGGGTTGGGCGCGTAGTTGAGGGGTTTAGCCCACCAGTGCAGCCACTACTCATCTGTTGATAGTGTGTGTGGAGTTTATTGGGTGACTGATGAGCTAAAACAGAAAAACCCCAACTACGTGCGTTGAGGTTAAGTAAGTAATGATCTGATTTCTTCTACTGTCTGATTAAATCTCTCTTCTTCGAGCTCTACCCCGATCCCTACCCTTCCAAGCTTGACAGCCGCTTTAAGGGTTGCCCCGGAGCCCATAAAGAAATCAGCAACCACATCCCCAGCCCGACTACTTGACCTGATGATGTGTTCCATCATTTCACTTGGTTTTTCACAAGGATGTTTGCCGGGATAAAAAGCAACAGAAGGGAATGTCCAAACATCGGTATATGGCACATCAGCAGTAACAGTGAATGGTCGCCGTAATGATTCATATTCGAGGCTTAACTCTGAATACTGCCTATTCAATATCTGATATTCCTCTACCAGATCATGGTGGGGTTTGCTCAATATCCCCTGTTGATGCTTCTCTGCGGCAATACGACTAAACAGGTTTTGCAGCACGGCATATTGCTCGGCGTTAGGTAATTGCCACTGGCTTTCACTAAACCAATGACTCGACATTTGCCGACCAGTAGCCTCATTTATAGCCTTTGCAGACACACCAAGCGATGATCTAGCCAACCGAAAATAATCAATCAACGGTTTAAAAACATTCTGTTTGAGGGCTGAGCATTTAGCCGCATAAGTGCTGCCCTTTGGCATAAAAGGGCCAACGTAATGATCAGCAAAAATAATTCTTTCAGTTGCAGGAAAGTATGACCGCAAATCTTCTTTATGCATTCGCCGCCACGGGCCGGATGGTTTAGCCCAAATAATATGACTCAGTACATTGAAGCGACCACGAACCAGAATTTCTGTATCGGATGCCAAACGAGAACCGCAAAATATATAAAGGCTTCCTGACGGCTTTAAAACCCGCCAAAATTCAGAAAGTAACTCATCAAGCCAAGCAAGATATACCGACTCATTTTCCCATTGATTGTCCCATTTGCAGGATTTAACCCTGAAATATGGGGGATCTGTTGCGATCAGGTCGATATAGTTATCAGGAAGAGTTTTTATGTATTGTAGCGAATCAGCGTTAACAATTTTCAACTTATTGAAATAAACAGTGTTTCCCATAGATCAGTCTACCGTTATTTGGTAGGCTCAGATCGCTTTGTGCACACAAGCGGTGGGCCTTGGTTCGCCTGTGACTTTCTCAACAGGCGAATGGCAGAGGCAGTGTTACTAGCACTCTTCTGCCGCCCATTCCACAAACAAAAAAGCCCTGACTTATGTCGGGGCTTATCATTTTTGAAGCCGGTTACGGTTCCGGCGTCAGCACCTACCAATGTGCTGACCGCATACCTTTCAGTGTACTTCTATGATGGCGGGGAATTCGCCGACGTCGTTTCACGGGTGTTCCACTTGTATCCCCACACATCGGTACCTGCATTCACCACATTCGGCTGAGCACCAACTATTGCTGCAACAATGTCCTGAATAGATTGGGATATGAACCCGTTATTCAGTGATGCTCAGGCGAATGTAGACATAAAAAAACCCCGCCGAAGCGAGGTCTTAAATTTCTTAAGAACGAATTAACCCATCCTTAGAATCAAATCTAGCCAAAAACGGCAACTTTTGCAACTAGAAATTATCGGGTTATCTTTTTAAATACCGCCTCAACATGACTTTCTTCCTGATAACATTTAGTTAGCAGTGATTCATAAAATGGTTTCCACGTATAACGCCATGTTCTTTCGGGTAATTCTGGTAATTTCTTCTTGACTGCGAAATAGATGACTGATGGCTGAACTCGCTTGAATCCCTTCCCTTTACACTTAGGGCATTCTTTAACCACGGGAATGCCCCGCAGTTTGCTTTCTTTCTCATCAAGAGTCTCGCCTGTCCCCTGACAGCGACAACGGGTGGGTAGAACCCCCTTCCCTTTACATATCTTGCAAGAGACTTTAACGACCTCAACACCCTCTTTTTTCACTTTCATTTCATTGTCATACAACCATCCAAGATTACCGGGCAAGTTGTCGAGGTACTCCTGCCTGTCGATAGCTTTTTGATTCTTAAACTCTTTCTTTTTATTGATTAATCCTTCACCGTTACAGCAGTGACATGTTTGTGTTGTTTCCGCTGTACGGCAAAACTCATTGAACGCAAGGAGTGCCATAATTCGCAGGCAACCGCCAAACTTCGCACCTGAAGCCCTCTTGATGGCCCTTGGAGCATTTTTAAATGCAAACTGGGTCAACATCGCTATAGCTCGCTGTTTATCCTCTTCGCTGTCCCCATGCTTACCAAGATATAAGGCCATACCGAATTCAGACTTTGATTCGGCCATGCCCAGCGCGGCCATCACATCCGTACCCGTTATTTCATCTGATGCTGTAGCTCTGGAGGTATCTGTTATTGACATTCCTTTAGGGCCAAGGTGTTTTAATGCCGATTCAAGGATCATAATAATTTCTCCAGACTGTAACCGGCCCGCATTCCGTTTACTGAATTCATAGTTTTACTCCACACATAAAGGCCATTAGGCCATTGCCCCGATCGATATAGACCGATCCATAAAATGAAACCAAAGCTCAATTTGGCTTCCATGCTCCGCTTCCCACACACGCATATCAGCATGCAGTGCATCATGACAGGCACGGCATAGAGGAATGGTGAGTAGGTCGTGGGCCTTGGTACCCATACCGCCCTGTCCGTGACCAATGATGTGATGAGGGTCGTCAGCAGAACTACCACACCCACAGCATTGCTGGGATTTAACCCACTTGAGCCACTTGGCACTTTCCCACCGATACCGCTTAGGGATGCGCATAAAGCTAGCTGGTGGCTCATCATCAATTTTCAGTGCCAGCACTTTCTTAACCTGCTCAACTTTGCTTTCAATGATTTGTGTCGGGTTTGGCGTCCAAGTGATATCACTCTCCCTTGTTGGCCCTGATTTCATTACTGCGGGCAGCATCCGCAAACTTGCTCGAGCAATTGAGTCGGGGAGCAAGTCGGAAACCTCATTAACGACAGCCCACCAACATAATTCCGGCATAGTGAGCTGGTGGCCCTCCGGAAGCCGAAAATGACTGCATACGGTCGAGATTATCCAGGTGATGAGATTGCTGGTTGCTAACTGTTCTAATCGGGGAAGCGTATGCTCTCTCAACTTATTATCATGATGCCAACACAGACGAATTGAACGCTGGCCGTAACTCAATGTTGTGAGGTTTTGAACGTGGGAATCATCCGGATCATGCCATTGACACTCTTTCAGTTGCTTAACCCATGCCCCCAGCACTCGATGCCCACCAGCAGCATTAATAACCCGCTCATGCTCGAAAAATGGCAGCAAGCGCGGATCATTAGCCAGTTGCTGATCGGTTGTTGGTAACCGACCTGATGGAAGTGCTTTAAATTCCTCCGGTTCAGTGGCCACCAGCAAGCGCCCAGATAAATATGGCAGCAGTTCAGCACCTGGCTTCAATATCACAACACCAAGTTCCTGCTGGATAAATGGGGTTAACAATGCCCTCATGCGGCACCTTTCTTTGCAAGATACTCAGCCCATAAGCCACCAACCCATTTAACGCCCTTCGGTGTAAAACGGGATTGGGCGAAAGCATGATTATTCAGGGTGTTAGTACCTGTTTTAACTTCAAATCGCCCCAATGCGCTATGCCCTTGGCGGGGTGTTAACGCGCCGTTCAAGCGGTACATGATCTGATGCTCTAGAAGAAAGCAGGTGAACTCAAACTCTTTGGCATTCAATAGCTTTGCAACCTGCCGAAAGGTCATGGAGCCATTGGCCTTAACGTAGCGATCGACAAACTCAACTTTTGGCGCAGCAATAGAAAGCTGATTTTCAAGCTGCTGCTTTTCCTCTGCCAAATTAGCAGCCAGGCGCAATGCCTCTGGCAAGGTTTGGGGGATCAGGTTCTGTTCCAGTTCTTGCCAGCGGTCAACCACTGCAGCTGTGAATTCAGGTGAGAGTCGGGCAACCAATACCAGAGAATCGCGCTTATTGAACCGATACTCAAAATACTTATTACCATTATGCTCAAAATCGAACTGCGCCAACGGCGCGGTTAAAATACCAGCAGCGCATAGACGTTCTGCGGATCGCTTAACATCACCATGCTTACTGTTCACCAGTGCAGCGATTTCACGACTGCTCATAGTCACAACAGAATTGGATAGTTTCATGCTGCCACCTCTTTACGTTCGATACACATTTCTGGAAGGTTTGCCCGAACAAGCGCTTCAGCAAAGGACGGTGGCACCGAATTGCCGCAACGCGCTGTTTGCTGGGCCTTAGAGTATTTAGTTCCGGTGTAATCGCGGTCGATGATGTACCAGCTCGGGAAGTCTTGAGCAGCATATAACTCTGGTGGTTGCAGCATACGCATACCGATATCAACGATCTGATAATCAATACCCTCAACGGTGACTAGGCCGAACCGGTCATTAGTGGTAACAGTGTGCAGCGGATCGCTAAGGCTAACGCCCTCTTTCTCGTTGCCGTAATACTTGAGCAAGAAAGCACGAACCTCACCAAAGTGATTGCCGCCGGCTGTTATTGTCTGCAATGGTGTGTCTGTAGGTTGCCCTGTGTTTGTACCGCGCATCTTAATCAGATTTGAAGTAACCAGCGCATGATGATCAACCGTCGTTACTGTGTGGGCGGGCTGATTCAGATCAGCGCCTGAGCCGGTATAGTTTCCGCCGAAGTGTTTAGCCAAAAACGCAGAAACAAGCTGAGACTTACCAACAGCAGTTACTGTCCCATTGGGTTCTTCAATGCTATGGCCTACGCTATTGCCAAACTGACGGGCAATGATCGGGGCTACCAGAAGGTGTTCGGCTTTACTGGTGATTGTAGTCAGTGGTTTAGCGGCCTCATATGCCATACGGTCGCCACCAAATCCGGTTTGACCGATACGGGCAATGATTGGGGCAACTAATGAGAAGCCAGGGGTTTTGGTTATGGCCTGCAACGGCTGATCCAGCGCCTGCCCTCGAAAACAGTCATAAGTAGTTTTACTGCTGGTGTGGTTACACTTCACGATAAACGGCGTGGGGTTATCGATAACAAAACGCTGAAGACCCCGAGCTATACGCTTCAAGGTGTTCTCTGCCAGCGGTTTCTTGCGCTCAAAAATACTCGGGCAAGGGATTGACCAATCAATACACTCAGCTGCGGTACGCCAAGGTTTGCGGTGTCCGCTTTGAACATCCAGTGACTTAGGATCGCCGTGAGTTGGCTCCGGCCACACCACCGGTTGCTCGTCACAACGCATCACCATAAAGAACCGTTTACGAATAGTTGGCGCGCCGTAATCACTAGCCCTAAGCTCTCTGTGATCCACGTCGTACCCTAGACCAGACTGCAGCCGTTTAGCATCTATACTATTAATATCAATACCTAAAATCTCGCAGCATTCCAGTAATGCTGGGTGTTCGACATCAATACCAGTGGTCAGCATCCCAACAAAAGCAGTGAATGTTTCACCCGCGCGGGCGGGATCTGGATAGCTCCGAGAGGGATAAATAGGACCAATAAAAGTCTCTAACATCTGACCTTCTAGATCAGGATTTTGGGGAATGGTGATTAATGGCCCCCATGTTTTAAACTCTTCAACATTCTCAAGCATCATCACTCGAGGACGCTTCGCCAAAGCCCAACGTATTAATATCCAGGCAAGCCCGCGAATTTCTTTTTTAACCGGTGCACTACCCTTAGCTTTGCTGAAATGACGGCAATCTGGGCTGAACCATGCCAGGCCAACAGGTCTGCCGGCAGTCGCGGCTACTGGGTCAATATCAAATACCGATTCACAGTAATGCAGGGTATCGGGGTGATTGGTGGTGTGCATGGCGATAGCATTCGGGTCATGATTGATGGCGATATCAACACTGCGCCCGGTTGCCATTTCGATCCCTGTGCTGGCACCACCGCCACCGGCAAAATTATCTACGATGATTTCTTTCATGCTGTTGCTCCCATAGCGGCGGTAAGTGTCGCGGCAGCAGCAATGATGGCATCGGACGGAATACCGTCTAATTTCATGCGATTGATATTGCCTAAAATTTTATGTTGCAGGTCGGCTGGTAACTCAGCGGCACCAGGTACCTTGCCAAAATACAGATTTACTTCGATGGGCCAGACGGTGTTGCCGGTTTCCGGTACCTGAATATTTTGCGGTTGGCTTTGTGGTGCAAGACGCTCGGCCTCTCTGCGGATCTGCGCTAAGAATGCCGCGCCGGTAGTCATAAGCTGATCCAGCGAGACATAACTTGTTGCTGGCCCGCGCCACGTCTTATCAAATATCGCTATGGCGCCAGCGAAGAATGCACCGCTCGGTACCTGCTTATCATCAGCTGGAATAAACCAGTGTGGGAGGTCGAAACCGACGCGACCGCGAATGAACGCTATGTGATCGGCTTGCTCTGGCCACCAACTCTCTGACGTGGCTACTTTAATAAGAAATACATAACGGCCACCGACTTCACGCATTGCCGCTGTGTGCTGCATGATGTGAGTCATACCGGTGATGTATTCACCTTCATGCTGTTTGGCGCGGGAATATGGTGGGTTGCCGAACGCAGCACCTTTAAGCTCTTTCACTCGTTCAGCCCAGTCTTGGACCAGCGCGTTATCTTCTGCCGTGTAGAAATCAGGGCATTTACTGTTTTCACCGTCGGAGAAAAGGTCCAGAACCAGCGGGCCAAACATCTGATTAATGCCCCAGAACAACGGATCGGGAGTGCGCCACTGATCGCCAACTTCTTTCAGCAAATGAGATTCAGCCGATTTAAGCGCCGTCAATGATTGGACATATTCGGTATTGGAGAAATCAATCATGATGCAAGCCTCCGAAGTTCGTTCTCACTGACCTGATCAAGTGCCTTGGCCCAGATACCGTTCCATTCAATTCGTGCGGAGGTTTCATTCATGCGACCAAGACCGCCAGCCATGGAAAGTGCTGTTTTCTCTACGGTGTTTTGTGCCTTTCCGTGGCGTAATATCAGGCGGTCAAACGCTTCTTGTCTGGTCACCGTGTCCATCTTCGGCACTTTTGGCAGGTCGTCTGCCCGCACTTCTTTCACGGCCAGATAGCATTTTTCAGTGATCAGATAATCAAAGTTCTTGCGGCGCCACGTCTTACCCGATGATGTATCAGGGCGGTCCTCAAGCATCCAACGGCATTTCTTTGAGATGTAGCGCAGATAGGCAGACCATTTTTCCAGATTGAGATCGTATTTTTTCCAGAGAGCACGGAGCTTTGTTTGACGGTCTTTCGTCATATCCAGCACTCCGGGCATTTCTGGCAGAGTTGCGTGGTAAGCCTCCAGCACTGCTGAATAATCAATTTTTAAAGAATCAACTGGCTGCGGGTCGGTTGCCGTAGGCGACTGACCAATAGTCTTTGTATTTGACGGATCTTGTTTTGAAGTTAATGACGGATCGGGGTCAACCATTGGGGGGTTGTTTGGCTGACTTTCATCAACTGTTAACCCCTCAATATTTGATAGGTCAACCATTGACCCCTTAACTATTGACCCCTCAATATTTGGGGGGGTAGTTTTTGAAGGTTGCTTTTTCTCTTTACGATAGTGTTGTTTGGCCGCGCTAGCCGCTAGCTCCAACTTTTCAACATTGAGAATGTAAAGGTTACTTAAATTACGTCCACCAACCTTGCGCTCTTGCTTAACCAGCCAGCCTTCACGCTCTAGTTCATCAATCGCAGACGATACCGTGGTTTTACTTTTAGCCCCGATCTGCTGCTGGATGGTTTCTACCGCTGGCCACGATACACCTTCGTCATTACTGTAATCAGCCAGACGAGCCATAACAGCAACACGTGACAGAATTAGCCCCGCAAAGGCGCAACCCTCCCAAACTAGACCGTGTAATTTGCTGCTCATAGTTCCACCTCAGTAAACTCAGCCCTAAATCGTCTGATAGGCTTAGTCAGTTCGCCATGTTCATAACCATCACGAAGATAAATAACCTCGCCGGTAGTGCTGTCATAACGGATAACGTGAACACGAATACCGCGCTTATCGTTGTAATACCGATCAAGCAATTGAATGGGGTTAGTGGTGGTCGTGCCTGGATTAGTCATACGCGCCCCCACTTACGGCAGACCACACCCACAATTCCATGCGCCCTGCTGTGGTTGCACGGTTTCCACTGGCCCCTTATCATTCGTTCATACCGGAACGGGCTGACACAAACGCAACGCAGTTGCGGAATAGAACGTTTAGCCGCTACAATGTTCATGCGTTAATTACTCCACACGTTTAGTTAATGCACCCGACGCCTCAGTGCCGCACACTGGGGCGTCACCCCATAACATCACCGTGACAGCCACAATCTCTGCAATAATCGACTGCGCTTTATACCCCTTAGCTTTCAGCCGCTTAGTTTCATCACGATCTAACACGCCATCAGCGGTAAACTGATTATGAGCACGGCCAAAATCACCCAAAGCCACCAGCAGATCGTTAAATTTGATCAGTAGCTCGTCGTTGCCAATGTCATTCACTTCCGGCAGTTTTACGAACACACCACCAGCTCGCTTGCACATGGCTTCCGTAATGTCGGAACGGCCAGAGATTGATTCCATCTCTATCGCCATGCCCAGCGGCACTACCTGCCCCGCCAACTGACGAACGCGATTACGTAATGCATTTTCGGTACCGGACAGTGGGCATAACTGTTTCGCCATTGCGTCATACTTGCCCGGCGTCTGAGTGATCAGCTGGTGTATCGCGTCGCTAATATCCGGCTGAGTTGGAAAGTCTTTGTTATCCACAATGTTTCTTCCTATCTGGTGGTTTAACTTAGGCGGAGGGTGCCGTAGTCTTTTTGTAAAGTGCTGGGTTGTATTTCAAAGCGCCATGCGTGCCATGATCTGCTTCAATTGCCCTCCCTTTTGGGATTAAGCGACCTTTTCTCTTTCCCCACATAGAAATGGCCTCGGGTGTTACGCCATAAAAATCAGCGGCTTTTTTGTTTGAACCAAAAAAATCAGTTAACTCATCAACGGTCATAAGACCTCCTTTTTTATAAGTTAACTTAGATATTAATGGATAATTTTATTTACATCAATAAAAACTAAAATAAGTTAGTTGTATCAACCAAAGGGAAATACCGTGGAGACGCTTGGGCAGCGCATTAAGAAATTAAGAAAAGAACAAAATTACACCCAAGTAGTGCTCGGCAAGGCTATTGGTGTCTCCGGTGTAACCGTCGGTTATTGGGAGAAAGACTTAAATCAACCTGGGGGAATGGCTTTAAGTAAATTGGCCAGGGCTCTTCGTACAACAGAAAACTACTTACTATATGGTCAAACGGCGGGGGCAGTTGCGCCAACACAAAATGCTATGCAATTCATACCTTTACTCTCGTGGGAAGAAGTAAAAGCTTTTACCACAAGTGGAGCAAATGAAATGCCAGCTAGCGCAAAGAAAACTACCACGTTCCTCAATGTATCCCCGCTATCATTCGGTTTCATCATTGACGATGACACGATGGTTAACCCGCATGGAAACCCTAGTATCCCACGAGGGTCGACAGTGGTGGTTGACCCTTTAGTAGAGCCAGAAAACGGGAAAATCGTTGTTGCTGTTATATCTGATAACTCAGGTTCAAAACCTAAAAATGTGATGACAGTTAAAAAATTAGTTATCGATGGCCCGAATCGCTACTTAACCCCTCTTAATTCAAGGTATGACAGTATCGCGATCACTGAATCCTGCGAAATCATTGGTGTCGTAAAAGGCGTTCAGTTCGAATTGTAAAAACCCCTCCTCACATCTAAGTGACTCTCACGGGTTGCTTTATCAAATCAAAACTAAGTTTATTTATATTTTAAGCTTGCCTTTCAAAATAAGTTATTTTATATTTATCTCATCAACAGCGAACAGGCAGGACGCCCACGTAGTAGCTGCCGGTGGCATAGAAACACCGGATGATTCGCTTAGTAGGGTTAACAGTGTGGAGTAACAGGTATGAAAGGTTACAGATACCAAGGCGACACCACAGGAATAACAATCGGCAAAATGCGCGTCTTGATGTGCCTCGAAGGTGAAGAACAAGCAGTGCGGGAAGCCGCGGTTAAGTTCGACAAAATCTTCTCACCCGCTGGTTACGAACAAAGTGATAAGCCCAGTGAATTGACCATCTTCTATGTGCCGTTCGTGAAGTATGAAGCTGAATTTATCAAAATGGCCCAAGCAGTTGGAGATAAATCATGATTATAGCTACCACCGATATGAGCAAAGTTAAGCTCGGCAACCTGATCAACCTTTCCCACGCTTTCGCTGACACTGAATTGATCTGTGATGGCGATGCAGTAGAAGTAAGTCTGGAGTGGGACGTAGAGAAGTTCGGCCCGCCACCTGTATCAGTTTAAGTTTTGATTTGAAACGGGCCGCTCCGGTACTAACCGGTGTGTTTTGAGGAAGGCGAACGGCAAGTAACCCCTCCTGTCACGGCAGTAAACGCGGTTGAGCCTCGTATCCCGCGCAAAGAATGCCCCGTGAGGCTTAAAAGGCCGACTGATCCACGTTACGGATCACACAACAGGTAAGAGCACTTCCGGTAACTCCGAAAGCTGTCAGTTATCGTCCCGACCATAAAACCAGTAAAGGCAGAAGTGCTGGGGAGAATCGGTACGAAGTGTTCTTACCGTTGTGATGTGTACAAGCGTACTGCACCGCAGGCGGGAGGAAGACTGGAAATCGGCTGGGCGTCCACCATAACGCCAATACCAAAACCGAGCGGCCAGAAATAAGTAGGGGTAGCGCCCTAGTGTCACAACAACCGACCGCTGATGTCGTAAAAATCCCAGCGCGGATGTCCTGCGTAAGTGTGGCGGTGACTGCTGGAAGTAGACAGCCCGAACTCCTGATTATTCAGGCAGTCTCGGTAAGCGAATTGCTAAGTTCGATTACCCAGACTGGATGACTTCCCGCTTCAAGACGGTCTTTATAAATGTCTAGTAAGTGGCGCTCTGAGGCGATAAGTCAGTGACAGTCGGGAAAGACCGGCACACAACGGTGTGAATCATTCTTGGCTCTGGTCTGCTAATGCAAGCAGTGGAGTCGGGTAGCCACACAAGCCGCCATGCATAGCGGCCCGAGTGGAGTTAAGCGCGGGGAACCTTATCGAGGAAGTGAAGCCTCGGGGGGATGATTCACACCGTTGTGATTTGCCAAAGAGCTAGCCTGTGCAATTGCAGCAGCCGGAAATAAGCGCCGGAAATCACATCCTTGTTCCATTGCTGTGCTGTGTCTTTAGCGGCTGCGCCTGCCAACACCAGATTAGGCCAGCCGCCCTTTTCACACATAGAAGTGCTCCGGGCGGGTTATCCCTTTAAACCCGTACAGTATAAAGCCCCCGGATCGGAGTGCTTCTCTGTGTGTGGAGAAAATATGCGGCGCATGCCGCTTCATTGTGAGGTCTCAAAATGAATGAGCGTCAAACTAATGTAGCAAACTTTATTAGCGATCTAGATGGCGGTGTATTTGAACAAAAATACGGCGCTATTTTAAGTGATGTCGCCCTTGGTGTTAATAACACCAATAAAAAGGGAAAGGTAATCATCGAAATTGAATTTTCCGCTCTCGATGAAAACCGTGTCACCCTTTCTCATAAACTGAAATTCACCGCCCCTACAATGCGTGGTAATCGCTCAGAAGAAGATACGACGACTACACCGATGTATGTAAATAAAGGTGGGCGACTTTCTTTATTCAAAGAAGACCAAGGTCAGTTATTCACAGCTAAAGGTGAAACAGACGGTAAATTAAAAACCGTTAATTAATCACTCACTCTTCCCGAAACCTATTTTTATATTCCAATGGAGTTAATATGTCTCAATTAGATGGTTCAGCAATCACGCAAATTAAAGATTTAACGTTATCCGCTTCATTTATTAAAGGCTTAGAGTCAACTCACTGTCCGGTATCTGTTTTACCAGAAAATGTAAGCGTAGAAAGTCTGGAACGTTTCTATGAAAACCGCTACCGTTTTCGCGGCAAAATGGAAACTACCAGTATCGACGATTTTGTAAAATATTCTTCTGAATATGCTGGCCCCGGCGTTCGCTGCTTCATTGATGCAGATAGCATGCAAGCAGTAAGTATTTTCAACCTTGGCACCCTTGTTTCACCTGGTCATGCTGACAACACCGGCGTTATCGTTTTAAAGAAAACCGCCCCATTCACTGGGTTGTTAAACATCAATGAGCGTAAGCAGAGCCAAAAAGAACTTGCCGAATGGTTAGAAGATAATCGTGAATTCCTGACTGCCTTTGACGCAGACGGGGAAGTAATGAACGCAGTGCAGGCAGTAAATGGCGTTCGACGCATTACTATTGAATCGCTCTCTTCTTCTGATCATGAAGAGAATGATTTCAGCGGCAAGCGCTCACTAATGGAAAGCGTAGAGGCTAAGAGCAAAGACGTTATGCCAGCAGCCTTTGAATTTAAATGCGTACCATATGAAGGCTTGGGTGAGCGCCGCTTCAAATTGCGTTACAGCATTATTACCAGCGACAAACCGATATTAGTATTGCGGATCGTACAGTTGGAAGCTGTAGAAGAACAAATTGCAGCGGAATTCCGTGATCTGCTTACTGATAAATTTAAAGATGTCGAAGTTGAAACGTTTATCGGTAAATTTAAAGCGTAATTAATTAAACCTCAATTAAAGAGTATCACTTCAAATATCCCAGCAATGGGGTATTTGGCGGGGTATTACCTAAAAACCGTGTGGAGTATATTTATGTCTTATATTACGACTTATTCAGGGCTAGATTTTGATTATTTAAAACCACTGGCCAGCAGCATTTGTATTGAAGATATCGCTCAGGCGTTATCACATGAATGCCGCTTTGCCGGTCACCTGCCTAATTTCTATAGTGTGGCCCAACATTGCTTGTTAATAAGCACGATTGTGCCAGAAGAATTTGCCCTTGAAGCCTTACTGCATGATGCAACTGAGGCATATTGCAAAGATATCCCCTCACCTCTTAAACGCCTACTGCCTGATTACCAGGCTATTGAGCAGCAGGTCGATACCGTCATTCGTGAAACCTTTGGGTTGCCTGCCGAAATGTCCGAGGTCGTCCACTACTGCGATCTGGTGATGCTGACCACTGAGCGCCAAGAGTTAGATATCGATGATGGTAAAGAGTGGCCCATGCTGGCAGGTATTCCACCGGCAGAAATGGCAATAGTGCCAATGTCATCACGGGATGCGCGGATCGCTTTCCTGGCTCGCTTCAATGAGCTAACCGTGGTCACCCAATCATGATGTACGGGCTATTTCTACTCGTCTGCTACACCTTCCAGCCGTGCCAGTACGAGCCTCAAGGCTACGTCTATCCGGATGATAAGAACTGTATAGCCGACATCCAGCAACAAGGTCTGCCACCTGAATATGAATGCCTGCCAGTTGATGGCGTTCTCTATGCGAGGAAACAGTGATGAAACCAGATAACGACATCTTCAAATGCGATTGCGGCTTTACGTGGAAGCGTGGTTTTAGTGGTGCTCATTTTTGCGAACCACGGTACAGGGAAACTATTGCCAGCCTCAAAACTGACCTTGATCTGAATACCTGCACTCTGATCGCCGAGGCTTTGGGTATTACTGGCGCAGTAGCAGGTGACACCATTGCTCGGGTGCAGCAGCTGGTTGGCGAGAATACGGCGCTTACCGATAAGGCTGCCAGTGAATTATCAAATGCATGGTTGCTGCATCGCACCATGATGGGTGCACAAGCGGCTCTTTTCTGCGTTACTCAAGGGAATTTAGGTCAAGCAAGGGAATGGCTTTGTGGTACTACTGACGAGGCTCAGTTGGAAATTCCAAACGGAATGGAGGTGAATGGATTACAAGGCTGGTTTGAGGAAAACATGGTTGATCATATAACTCACGCCAAGGCTGTAGAAATAATCAAATCGGAAGCCCCAGCTACCACTCAGGCGCTTAACGAGATAGAGGCGCGGGCCATTGAAAACGCCTTGGATGCTCAGGTTGGAAAACAGGCGGTAACAGACGCATTGACAGGCAAGGCTTACTTGTGTGCCGCTGACCTTCGCCAGTTCGCCGCGAATCTGCGCGCGGGGAGGAAGGGATGAGCAACTCACCTAAATACCTGCATGCACCCGAAATCACTGACGAAGTTATTGCTGAAGCATTCGAAGGTACCAATTTCGGGCGCACAGACTTTCGTCACTTCCTCGGCCATAGCGTGCTGAAACGCGCTTGTGACTGGCACTGCGGCTACACCATCACAGTCATAATGGTGAATCTTAAGTTAATAACCCCAAAAACTCTGAAGGTGACAAAGCTCGGAAAAATGTTCATTACCGACTGTTACTACGACGCTGGCAAGGCTGTTAAGCATAGCGAAATGGCGGTGCTGCAATGAATAACATCAAAGAAATCATTGTTAGTCTCAAAACTAGGGTGGCATTAGCCGAATTGATTGGCCCCGACGAAATGATAGTTTCAGCTTCTGATTTGAGCACACTGATAGCCCAACTGGAAGCGGCACAGAAGCGCGGCGATGATATTGATGAGAACCGCAAGGTTGCCTTTGAGTTGTATCAAAACACAGCCAATAGGTTAGAAGCAGCAAACGAAAAGTTGAGTAAGCCTATAGTGCTGCCAGTCGGGTACTCAGTTCGTGCCGGACATCCAATTAACGAGGGCAAGCGAAATGTCATGATACCTAAAGAGGGAGGTAATTGGCTTTCCCGTTTCGATGTTGAACATGCAATTCGTGTAGCCGGGCGTTTGACAGCCCCCCCCTTAGTTATCTTCCCAGCGCCAGCCGGGGTAATAATGCGCCCTCAGTTTGAGAAACCACTAGAACTCTGCGCCGCTGCCCGTGATGGTGAATGTCACCACAAAGACTGCCCGCAACTGAGAGACAACGAGCCAATGGCTACAGGACGCCATTGCCCTATTGATAACTGGGATGATGAGTGATGAAGAAATTCAAATGCCGCCGTTGCCGGAAAACTCACGCTAAAGATGAGCTGGTAGGAAAGCGGAATAAAAGCGGCTGGACGGATAATTGCTGCCCTAATTGTGGCTGCAAAACATTCACGTTAGTAGAGGGGAGTGCAGATGCTTAGTGAAAAACAGTCAGTCATTCAACTGGCGCAAAAAGTTGTACAAAACACCCCAGGACTAACCTCAAAAGAGGTCGCTAATCGCGTATCTCAAATCCGTCCGGACAGAGTCGATGTGGTTAATAGAGCCCTAGAGCGTCTGAGCCTAAAAGGTGAAATTAATCGAATCAAATCAACGAAAGGTGTAATTACCAATCACCCGAAACCTGAACAGTTCGGGATTACTCGAACTATGGCCTTTTTTAACAAAACTCTGTTAGAAGTGCGTAACAAATATAAGTTTGAATTAGAAAAGTGTATTGGCTCGTAA